CCCAATTTTTACATAAGCACCTGCAAGTGTAGTCGGGTTGCTAGTCCACGTACCGCCTAAAGCAAGAGTAAATGAGCCTTCTTCATAGTCTTTAAAAATTTCTGCAGTGCTACTAGTTCCAGTTCCAGTTCCTGTGGCAGAAAAATCTATTCCATTTCCAGATGCTAAAACAAGATTTCCAGCAAGAGTTAAATCTGGAGTCGTATCGCCAGAAGTTGAAGGAGTGGCTGAAAATACATTTACTAGTGTATTGCTGTTGTCAGATCTTGCTACTTGTAAAGCAACATAACCTCCATCACCAGCAACCCTTTGTACCAGTAGTTGCGCTCTATTTTCACCTCCAGCTTGAAACAGTAAAGATGAAGCCTTAGTTCCACTATCAGTATCTAGTTGTAGACCCACATTTCCATTAGCTGCAACTTCAGTGGTAATTTCTACATGTCCTATTGAATCAATTCGTAACCTTTCTTGAGCGGATGCAGAACCATCATTTGTGTAAAAGAATATATCACCAGTATCGGCTGCTGTCCTTTGTACACCTATTTGAGCTAAGTCCTCACTAGCATCATCATCCGTAAAACCTATAAACGAAAAATCATTATTTGAAGCTCGATTCTTTATGCATATAGCAAATGCTCCCGAATTTGCTGTTTGAATTTGTAAAGGAGAAGCTGCATTTTTAGAACCAACACTTGAAGTTCCTATAAGCAATCTTCCAGACGAATCTAATATCATCTTGGTTGAGGCATCAACTTGAAACTTTATTGTGCTATCAGCATCTGCATTAGCTGTATCTGAAATAATTTTTAAATCAGTACCGTTTTGTTCTATCGTTGATCTTGCACTAGTATCCGTAAGACTAATATTTGCACCAGCATCAGTGCTGATGAAATTTGCAACTCCATTAGCTGTACCAGCGTTAAAGCAAAATACACCATCAACTATGGTTGAAGTACCAAATCCAATTTTATCTGCACTTGCATCAACAAAGAATAAATCTTGATTTGTATCACCTTCAATTCTAAAATCATAATTTTCTCCACCATCGTTAAAAGCAACACCAGAAGTTCCAAAACTAACTCTTGCAATACCACCTGCTGAAATTTCAATATGGTCTGCAGCAGAACTAAAAATACCTGTATTCAGATCATCCCTAAAAGCTAATGCAGGCGCACTGGCAGTACCATCTTCAAGAGTTAACGTACCATCAAGCTGTAAAAGTTCTACCCAACCATCGTTTGCTGAGTTTCTTATTTTTAAAACAGCATTTGTAGTATCAGCCCACCACATATAAGCGTATTTTGTTGAAGGCTCTGAGGAACTTGAATTATTACTTACAATTGCAAGTAAAGCATTG